GGCACCGGTGCCATTGCCGTAGGCATTAATCGTTGCCGTCGTATATCCAATACCAGAGTCAGTAGTAATTACACTGACAATCTGTCCATTTTCAATAATAGGGACTACCTTAGCTGCAGTTTTTGCTGTGAATACTGAAAGTTTAGCGGATTGGCCCACAAACAACAAATCAACTTTGCCGTTGGCGACGGTACCAGATAAATGGGTTGGTGGAGACTCACCCAACGAGTTATCCGTTCCCACTGTCGCGACTTGGTAAAATCTATCACCGTAGTTTACAATATTCTCATAGTCTACCAATCCAGCGGCGGTCCAAACGTGATCTGCAACAAAAGGGTGCGTGACATCCACCGTTGGAGTAGTTGAATAACCAAACCCATAATATACAACCGCGTTTGCAGTAGCTTGCTCAACATCTAAATCGATTGTGTGGGACGTACCAGTTGCACCCGACGTTAGATCGAGCTCGTTAAAGTTCATAGCATTCTTATAAGTGGACGCCAACTTAATGTGATCAACATCGACGAGGATCACAAAGTATGTGTCACCACTCGTCAAGCCACCAATGGATGTATCTGACCCATTAGTGTAAATTACTCGGTTGCCAGTAATAAACCCGTGGTCTGTGATTGTGATTGTATTTGTGGTTAAGTTAACTGACGTTGTTGCGTCAAAAACATTGTTGATTGATGCTGGTGGATCAATTTCTACTGTGGCTGTTGTGTAATCAGTTCCTCGATCAGCCATAACAACAGCAGTTACCCTACCTGAGGCTGACACTTGTGCAGTCGCGGTTGCGTTGATACCATCACCAGTAATTGTCACTGCTGGCGGATTATCGACGTCGTAACCACTACCAACATTTGTAATTTCAACATATCCAACAATACCAGATAAAGGAACGGATGTAATGGAACCATCTGTGAGTATAGCAGCGCCAGAAGCGGTAAGTCCAACGAAACGAAGAGCGCAACCACCATTGAGGATAGGATCACCACTACTCGTGTGCGTAGGATCTACGCTTCCACTGATACCGCCAGTTGTCACCTCGTAGATTCGGTTGTCCACTTTGACATATTGGTTGGTGAGATAAAAAGTATTTTGCTCGAATAAAATAGCGTCGTAGGGGTTCGTGATAGCAACTGTTGGAGGAGTTACATAGCCGGAACCAGGCTCTTCAATTGAAACTGCTAGTATTTGATATGTGTTTTCACTTAGGTGTCCATCACCTGTGACCACTAGTTGATCACCTGCAACGTAATTTTCACCGCTATTCTCAATAGTAATAGAGCTGATGGCACCGCGTGAGTAGTACTCATTCTTTACTGCAGTAGTCACCGGCATGTCATCTACAGACATGAACTTATTAACCAACGCGCTTGGAATGGTGTACATGAACTTCCAAATGTAACCATCAGCAGTTGCAATTGTCTCGTGAGTCGTTGAGTATGGTTTAACCGTCGAAGGCGCGCCGTTATTATTGAACAAGCACTTATATACATTGCGCTCATTTGTAATGGCGTAAAATTTTGATTCTTCCAATCGCAAAGCACCAGATGCCGCGGCAACTGTAAACGTGACAGTACCAGAAGCATTGCCGGTCGTAGGAGTGTCGAAATCTACTCTATTAGGAGTGACTGAAGTCACTCGGGTATCCGCAGCAATGTTGGTACCAGTTACCAGATAACCAATACCAATCTGTGACATGTCAAAAGTACCAGTGACAAACGTACTGCCTCCAAGGCAATTTGCCACGACAACTTGCTTGCCCACATTGTCATCGTACATATCGTACACGCTTCCGGATATCCAATCATACCGCGGAATGATATACGCAGCATCCGCTGACGTAATCTTTTTCAGGAAAATAATCTCTTCTCTTGTTTGATTTTCATAAGCAGTTGTTACCTCTGGTGCTGCAGCAGTGTCACTGATCCCAGTCCAATCTAATGTTCTACCAAGAAAATAGTAGTATGAGTTGGAGTTAGATAAGATTTCATTATACAGCGATTCAACAATCGCTGTTTTGAAACCTGGTTTTGCAAGAGAAAGAGTATTAGCCATGTGTGGATTAGCTTACAGTAACAACCCAAGTAACTGCCAAAGAGTCGCCGGCGTTTTTGTTAATAACAGGGAACACGGTACGGCAAAGCATAGTACCACCAGAAGAGGCATTGAAAATACCAGCTTCGACGACGGCACCGGTTGCAGTACCAGCACCAAAGGTAGCTGTGTATGTAATTGCGTTGCCGGACACTGCAGTTGCAGTAAGAGCTACCCGGCCCAACTGCGCACCCAAAGAGGTATCAGCTAGCGTTGGCGTTGTCGATGTGGAACCGAGAGCCATGTGGGACATCACAGTTGCAGTACCCTCTTTTACACGACTAGCGATGTGAGCTAGACCGGTTGTAACAACGAGGTTTGGGACTGTAGACTCGCTGATAACATTGCCATCAGCGTCGAGGTGCGTGAAAGTAACTTGACCCGTTACCTTAGGTGTTTCATTGAAAGAATTCATGGATATCTCCTAGTTTGTGAACTCGCGTTCGTTTTCTAAATAACCCGCTTGCCAATAGGTATCTGGGCTTACTTCAACATAGTATGGCTCCATATACAAGCCTCCAGAGCTTATAGCGGTAACCGTATCATTACTATATTTAGATGCTTCAAATACAGGATCTAATGTAGTTGTTGCAATACTATCGGGGAGAATGATTCCCGGTACTATTTCAATAATCTCAGTTATAGACGCCGTATCCGTGAGTGCGGTATTTGCTGTCCAAACCCGACTAAAATCTTCTGTTGTTGTTAGTGAATCGTCGAGAGATGGATTAGCACTCCACACGCGACTGAATACTTCTGTAACAGTGGCGGTGTCACCAAATGATCTTGATGAATCAAAAACTCTATCGAAGACTTCCGTAACAGTGGCGGTGTCACCAAATGATCTTGATGAATCAAAAACTCTATCGAAGACTTCCGTAACAGTCGCGGTGTCACTGTATACTGGATAAATGTCAAATGAATATTGGGTATCGTCAACATTTGTCGTGGCATCTTCGAATGATCGTTGAGCTGTAAGTACACGATCAAACAATTCTGTTACTACTGCAGAATCGCTGTAAGCAACTTCCAGATTAAAAATCAATTCTTCAACAAGCTGTACTACATCTCGGATTGCGTCAGCCTTAGAAATTAAGTTCAATGAAGGATCTAAGGTTGCGTTAAGCTGCAAGTTGTCAAAAATCAAATACGTACCAAAATGCTTTGTGCCGGCTGGATGCAGCGTACGTCTCAAGAGATCGCTATAATCTTCTAGCTTCTTTTCTAGTACGGTTACGTATGAGAATGCTTGGTAGTAATATGAATCTTCAATATAAACTAAGTCGCCAATAATGTTGTTACTGCTTTTATAGTAACCGGGGTAGATGCATATATGACCGACGGTAAACTTAATGGAAGCATAATCACCAGCAACATACTGCGTGTTACGTTGCGATTGAAATGTACCGACCGTTTCACCCACATATGATGGGTCAGTCATATACGTTGTATCTAAGTCCGTGTAAAGGTGTTTGACGATGGAGCCGCTTTCGTTCTGAATATCTGCAACATCGTTCGTCTTATATACGGTGTCTGTTACTCTTGGAGGGACAAGAAGGATTGGCTCTGGAGTTGGATCTTCTTCAGTTGGGGTTGGATACAAATAATATTGTGTAAGATTGAAATTAACACGTGCACCGAGTGTGGTTGGGTCAATAAAGTTGGTTGGTGAAATTAATAAGTTGAAGTCGGCATTATAGCCGGTTCCAAAACCAATAATCTCAACGGCTGTAATACCACCATTCGAATCAACTGCCTTCACTTTAACAAGCGACCCAGAACCACCGTACGAGTTGACTTTGAATACCTGACCAATACGGAAACCAGAACCACGTCTTTCAACCTTACCTTGAACGGTAGTCTGCAATAAAACAGCTGAAATATCACCTGTCAATGATTCAATAGAATAGAGTGGAGCTTCATGTGTGAATCGGCCGATAAACAATTCTACAACACCGTTGCGGCGGGTGTTGATATTTGTTACAACCGTTTGATACTTAACACCAGCATCATCAGTAATAATGACTGGGTTGCCGAGCATCCCATTTAAGTCACCGGTGGTGGGCGTTGCAAGGACCGAAATGTCTTGGAACCACTCACCATTGGAAGGCTTGAAAACGTAGTCCCAAGGATGTTGAACCGACGACTTTTCGCCGTAAAGAATTTTGAATAAGAATTCAAGACCAGCCGTCGAACCCTTAGAAGCATATAGCTCTTTGATGTGACGTAAGTATGTTCTATTGTCAACGCCCTGCAGAACACCATTGATATCGAGTTCTTTTTTGAAGTACTGAATAAACTCATTGACCGTATCGTCAATGTCAACCAGATCTTCAATTTTATTAGGACTGTACTCTGTCGTCAGCCAGGCATAATACGCCTTGAGAAATTCAAGGAATGCTGGGTGATCCGAACGAACAAACTCCGGTACCTGACTATAAATTCTTTGAGGTAAGCTCATTGTTAATTTCTGCTAGCGGCGAATTGATAGTTGTCAGCGGAGGTGTTAATAATTGGAGTAATGTTCAAAAGATTCTCGCTGATTTGAACAATCTGGTTGCGAGATGATGCAACATCGTTTGATGACGTCTTAATAATGAATTCTAATGAATCTTGCTCTACATTAGTGATAATGATGTCAGAAATACTGATTGTACCAGTTGCGTAGTTCACCGTTCCGACGTTGCGGACAATGTTTTTCTGGCCGTTCAAAATGTAAAACATACGCAGCGTACCAATATTAGATCCCTCTGCAGGGACATCATCGATATAGCATGTGTAATTAGTATTTAGCGCGGTGAACCCAGTCGATAGAATAGACTCTTCCGGAACACCAGAATTATAAATTGGGTTGCTTAGGTTAACTGTATATTGTGTCGCTTCATTATATACAATAGGAATGGGACGGCGTAATTTAAACGTCACAATGCTGTTGACTATAGCGGGGTTTGTGCTATCAATTAAACGGGTTAATTGCGAGAACTTAAAAATACCACCAAATTTTTGCAAATATGTGTTATTGTAATCTATGATCGTGGCACGAACTTGAGCTGTTAAGTCTGCAGATGTTAATGTAGTCTCTGTTGGATTGTAATAGAACGAGACGTCCATTGATAAATTTAAATAAGCTGGATCAACGAGTTTTGGGTGTACGGTAACGATGCGACGGTTTCCAATGACTTCGTTGAGGATGACTGTTTGCTCAGCTGCGGATAGTACGTTTCCTGTAGATGGCTTAATTGATATGAATACATCGCCGTACGATGGGGGGACATTCTGCTCACCACCCCAAACATTAATGGAGTCGACGTTTGGGTAATTTGATTGAATAATTGTTTTGTAGTCGTCGACAGTAACACAACGATTTTGAGTTGCAAAATGACGTGGAGCATTCCATTTGATTGAGTCAATCGACTCTGCATCAGCGCCACCATACGCAGCAGTCGTAGTAGTAACGGCGGCTGTCATTCCAGAAATCAGGCCACCTGAGAATGTAAACCCCTTTGCGTTATTTGCGAGGCCTGCGGAGGTGGAGATATAATCAACAACCACTACGTTACCAGCTGAAAGAGCTTTACCAATCACATCATTACCAAACTCTAGCTCGTATAAACCACTGTCAATCTCTTTGACAAAATATACAGTTGATGTGCTATCAATATTCAGTAAAGTGTCGCTACGAGTGAAGGCGGTATATGTCGACGATTGAGAATTATCCTGTACGCGGACACGGAGAGTTGATAAATCGACTTTTGTGTTAGGTAAAACAAATTTATCATTACTACCGACGACGGGGAAGCGGTATGTTAGGTAGGACCCCTCTTTGATATGAACGTCTGTAAAAGTATACGTATTGTTTACTTTTGTAGCAAGGCGAGCTTCATTGGTGTAAAAAATAAACGTCGTACCATTCGACGTTGTTGAGAACGGTGCATAACGACTCAATTCCAATGTATTTGGAGCAACCTCAGCATTTTCGGCATTAAATGTAATGTTGACAACTGCGGTGGCAGCGGTTGCAGAGAACGGCGTGTATCCCAGCTCTTTTGCTTTTGAAACTACAGAAGCGCGCTTTGATGCGGAATCAAGGAATGCCTCGTTGATTGCTAGGTTGGTGTACAGGGCGTTGTAGTGAGTATTGTAGGCCAATACGTCCAATAGTAGGGTTAAACCGGATCCTTCAAAATCATAATCAGTAAACTGATCCTGTCCCTGAAGATATGTCTTCAGACTGTTTTTGATCTTATCGAAATCAAGCTCTGTCGTTGTAATTTTTTTATTGGTTGCCATTATCGAGTTCTCTGCAATGTGAAGTTAATTGACAGTGGTCTTTCCGTGTTTATGATTTTAAACGTAATAGACACATACAAAGTGTAGTTATCTGGATTGGACCTCACATCAACTCTGATCAAATTCACACGTGGTTCAAAGTTGGTAATTGTGTTTTTAATGGCCTGTGTCAGCATAGCGTCGAGAAGAGGGCTTGCCGGCTCGAACAAAAGCCCAGACACCTGCGATCCCACCTCAGGGTGGAATAAGCGCTCATAATGATTGGTCATTATGAGATTTTTGACCGACTGCTTTATCGCATTCTCATCGTACTTCTTTGAGACGTCCCCTGTGACGGGGTTTTTGGTAAAGTTGAGGTCTAAATCGACAAACACCCTAGTATTTCTAGGCATTAAAAGTCTCCTAAAATTTTACGGACTTTATAGTAACTCAGATCAAGAATATCACACGCTGATTGTATAGTTTGATATGAAATTCCATCAATAATAATTTGACGGGCATTGGGATTTAATTCGCCCAATGTTGATCTTCTATGCAGCGCCATTTTAATTTTTGACTCTTTTGTGTGCTTTTTGCCGTACATTGGATTGTTTTTACCTAAAGTGCGGTTAGAACAATCTAGCCTTTTTTTAGTAGCAACTTCAATTCCCATAACATCTTCCCATGTCTTTCCAAAATACGGACTCGCTTCTCCTGCGTGGACTCCCATCATTTTTTGAGACATATATTGTTTGTGGGATTCGGTGTGATGTTTACCCCACATAGGATTTTGGTCACCTGGACCTACGCCATAGGATATTAGATCCGACTTATTTAAGAAATCATCTCGTTTAACTACCCTCATACGCCGTAACACTTTAGACTCATATATTCGAGCCTTTTCTGCGGTTGTAAATGTGTTGCGGACTTCAATCACATCCGGTTCTCCGTTAGTTGCGCGGAATGACGCAACATACTTTGAGGAAGTGAAATAATTTACCCACAAGTCGGATGGATTACATTTATGTCCGTAACGAACCCCATAATACCATTTATTATGGGTGGTCCAGCCAATGAGATATGTGTAAGGTATTCGAGCCATATCTTTATTTATCAGAGCAAGAAGAAGCCCGAAGGAATGCCCTTGGCATCTCGTTTATAAACAGCGTCATTTAACATAGTGAATGCCCACTTTCTATTTGCTCCTGGTCCTTTGGTGTCCGGACCACGGAATCCGATGTGAATCCAATTTGAGCCACCACTACGATATTCCATAATGATCTGATCATAGGGTAATACCTTTTCGATCGCCTGGCACAACTCAAAGTTGCGTTTTGCTTTTGTAGAATCATACGGTAGCAGTGTTATATCACACGCTCTGCCATATGGGTGGTCGGACGTTGATGTTGATCCACCAGCGCTTCTGAATCCAGAGTTAATTTGCCACTGCTTCTTGTAACCACCAATACCACCCGGTAATAGTCCTTTTGCAATCATAGGCTCAAGAATGTTATTGCACAGCTGTGATAAGTTGCACACAATCTCCTGCACAGACAAACCACATTGAGCTTGTAGACGGTTCTTGCCATCCACACCACCGTCAATCAACATTCCTAGTGTGAAATTTTGAGAGATGCGATAATCATTGGTAAACTTCTGAGACGCAAAGATTACTTTACAGTCCGCAGGCACAGTGGTGTTAGTTCCACCAGTCGCTTTTGCTTCTTCGGTTGCTGGAGTATTATCAGGAGTCTGGTCTCCATATTTTTTAATCATCTCCTCACGAGCTGCTTTACCGGCTGGCGTGTTCCAATCATCCTCATCCTCAAAATGATACTCCTCCTCACCATTTAAAGGAGGGGATGTTAGATATGGATATGAAACGTTTAGAGGCTCTCTTGAGGTTGGTGCTGCCAACTGATAAGACGATGCTCCGGTAGAAACTCCGCTGTTCAAGTTAATAGTTGCTCCGTCAGCGTTGATATTTCCATCAGCAGTAATATTTGTGCTTCCTCCAGCAGATGCATGTAAATTGCTCCCTGCAGAAATGTGCGTGCTGGCCGCTGATTGTAAACTGGCATTATCAGAGGACCACATATTGAGCATACCGCCCACTGACACTTCCATATTACCGACAACATTTAAATTATAATCACCACCAACATCCATGCGAGCATTACCAGAGACTTCAATGTTAGCATCAGCACGTGCGAAGATGTTCGTGTTGCCATCTACAGTTATGTTACATTCACCGCTGATGTGGATACAACCATTGCGGTCCAATATTTGATAGCTGTCACCAACAATACGTAACACTCGTGTGCCATTAGCATCAATCTCTTCAAAGGTTCCCTTACGGTGATACCGATGAGTACGTTCGTATCCAGGAGTGTCATCGTATTCCTGGATGTGTCCCGACTCCGTCTCATACGTATGGTTATGTGGGTACTTTGCACCATAAGGAATAGACGGTTGTGAGAACTCCCCACCCAGAGCAATAGGGACACCAAGGTCACGTTGTGACTCTTTGATTGGCACAATTGTTCCCTTGTATATGCCGCGCGCTAGTCTGTGTGTATCGGGCTCATTAATTAATGACTTGAGGGGATATTTACTGTTGGGATCCTTAAATCCATTGCCACCCGGCGAAGCTGGTCCTGGTGTAAATGTACCGTTAGCATTTTGTGTGCTTGGTGCTGGAGTGCCGGCATCTTTTGTTACGGCGTCAGCAGTCTCTGGTGCTTTGGCACCATAGAAGTATTCGTAGTAACCTA